CTTATGTTGTTGCACTTGATCCTGCTATGGGAACAGGTGGTGACTTTGCCGCAATCCAAGTGTTTGAATTGCCAACATATAAACAAATAGCAGAGTGGCGACACAACACTACACCCATACCTGCACAGATAAGAATACTCAAAGACATTTGCAATTACATAAAAGAATGTTGTTCTAATGATGGACAAAACATATACTGGTCAGTAGAAAACAACAGCATAGGTGAAGGTGCTTTGATTGTTATTAGAGATATGGGCGAAGAGAATATACCAGGTATGTGTGTATCAGAACCTATTAGAAAAGGCCATGTGCGTAAGTTTAGAAAAGGATTTAATACAACTCACAGTACTAAAATTAGTGCTTGTACTAGATTAAAAAATATGGTTGAAAATGACAAGCTAATAATAAACAGCAAAGTATTAGTAAGTGAGCTTAAGGCTTTTGTTGCTAGTGGTAGTAGCTTCAAGGCTAAACCAGGTGAAAATGACGATCTAGTAAGTGCTTGTTTATTGAGTATGCGTATTATGGCAGTACTAAAGGACTGGGATCCTAGAGTGTATGATACCTTCAATCAAGCTGATACAGGCGACGAACAGACACCACCCATGCCTATATTTGTTTCAACAAACATAAGATAAATAGTTATATGAGCAATATGGACAATATATCAGAACAGTTGTTTGCAAAGATCAGAGGCAGATTTCCATCAGTAACACTTGGTGATGAGCAAGGTGTAGTCACTGATGAGCCAAAACTTGCACGTTACTTTGACTTTGACTACAAAGTTGGTGAAGATTCACTGGGTAAAGTTAGCATATCTTTGACTGAAAAAGAAATTGCTATCATGTACAACAATACATTTATTAGTGAACAGCCCGACAGTATTAAAAAAGAATGGTATGATTTTTTAAAAGAAATAAGAGTTTTTTCAAAAAGAAATATGCTTAACTTTGATACACGTGATATAACAAAATCTAATCTTGATAAAAGAGATTATGCACACTTAACTAAAACTGCCGGAGAAAAGACAATGAGTGAATCTAAAATGTACGGCACTAGTAGAACAAGTTATGAAGATGTTGACAAAGCTAGGCTAGTACTAAAACACACACAACCAGTGAACATGGAAGTTCCTGGAGCAAGAACACAACACGTACACAGCATTTACATTGAAAGTGAAAATGGAGAAAGATTTAAATATCCATTCAGACACTTAAATGGTGCAAGAGCTTTAGCTAGACACGTAAGCGAAGGCGGAAATTTATATGATGACTTTGGTAAACATATCGTTTCACTCAGCGAAGAATTATCAAAGCTACGTCAATTTAAAACTTACATGAACCGTTCAGCAGTAATGGCAGAAGGCTTAAAAGGTTACATGGACCTAGTTAACGAAAGACTAGATACAATTAAAACTGAAGTATTGAAACTGCAACGTGCAGGACATTATGCAGAAACAATTAAAGATTTCAAACCATCTGTAATGGAAGAAGTTCCAGAAGAATTACAAAACAGTTGGATAGATGAATTAACTATTAGAACTTTCAACGAAGAATTAAAAAATGTATTTCCATACATAAACAGATTAGTAAGTGAAAAGAATAAAATCCAAGAAATGGGTCCATTAGATTTCTTAGGTGAAGAAAAAACAGAAGAATTGAAAAGTTGGTATGAAAAATACAAACAATACAAAAGTGCTGATGCCGATAATTTAGCAGACGGTATGTTTAAGTTTCATTTAGATTCTGGTGTTGATCTTGATACTGTTGAAAAAAGTGAATACGAAGCACTTGTTAAAAAACATGGCGAAGATAAAGTTTCAGGAAACGCATTAAAGTATATAGATGAAATGCCTATTACCAATTCCATGCTTGATGACTTTCAAAAAATCATGGGTAGTGTTGATGAGGAAACAGTTGAAAAAGCCTCGGATATGCTAAACAATACAAATGAAGTTTCAGATATGGGCATGAACAAATATGGTTTGTCTGCTGTACACAAAGGCGGAAAATTTTATTCATTCAAAAATGGAAAACAAACAGGTGGACCATTTGATTCAATGGAAGAACTTGCTAAACATCAAGAAGAATTAATCAAAGACGAAGCTATGGGGCATGAAGGTGGATCAGAAGCACACGCACATAGAATTTATATCGATGGCGACTACGATGAAGACAGAGGCATTTCGGAAAAAGATTGTGAAGAAATGGAATATGCTTGTGGTAAGGCTGGTATTAAATGTAAGTGTGAGCCAGATGAAATGAGACAGGGTGGAGTTATTATACACACAATGGCACCACGTGAAGAAGTAATTGATGCTTTGGATAAAGAAGGTTATGCAGTAGAAGAAGCATACAATCCAGAAGCAGAATTCGAAAATGAATTATCCATGATTGTGGGAGAAACAGAAGATGCTTTAATTAACGGCGAAGGCAAAGACCAAGAAGCCGCTATTAAAAAACTAAATGGCTTAATGGCACAGCATTTCCCGGCTGGTGTTAACGGTAACAATGCTGTTCAAAGTTTGAAGGGCATCATAGATGACCCGATGCTACTTGATATGTTCAAGAAGGTAGGACAAAAAGATGCAGACCAGTGTATTAGACCTTTAGTAGTAAAATACATAAAAGCAAAGAAACCAGATGTAATGTCCAAAATTGAAACTGGTGATCTTAAAATGGAGAACATTAAAGACAAAGAAGATTACATGGCAAAGAAAAAAGCCTTGCAAGATATCCAAATGGATCCAAACACTAGCAAAGACGAAGAAATGAAAAAAGAGCTTATGCGTAGAAAACATGAACTTGAAAAAGAAGCTAAAGAAAAAGGATTCAAAGAAGATGAGGATAAAGAATTAGAATACACTGACGGTATGACTGCTGATGAAATGTTTGCAGTTTCACAAGCAAAGATAATGGATAATGATCCAAGCGAAGAAGCTGTATCAGGACCAATGTTTATATTCCAAGATATCAAAGACCCAGCAGTTGAAAAAGAATACGATGCTAAGATAAAAGCATTCATCAAGGATCAATATAACTTAGATGATGAAGATATGGATCATATGTTTCCAGAAAACGATGATACTATAGCTGTAAAAATGAATCCAGATGGTAGCATCGAAAAAGATAAAAAAGATAAAGAAGAAAAAAGTCCGGGAGTTAGATTAGCAGAATTAGTGAAGTCATATTATGACTATACAACTAATCAATTTCCAAAAGGCGAAACAGCGGTAATAACTGCTTGTGAAAAAGAGTTTGGAGACAAGGCAATACCAGTTGCAGAGAAAATGATCGAAAGACTTAAGGCAGGTAAAGATCGCGAGATGGAAAGAATTAAACACCTAGCAGGCGTTTAGTACGTAAAGTCACTTTTTTGGCAAACAAAGACTTGACTTTATAAGTATATTAGTGTAGTATATAAAACTGTGCTACACTTACAAAGGCACAAAGCAACGAAGGCTTAACAATTATAGGAGGCTTATATTATGGCTACATTAGCAGAAATTCGTGCAAAACTAAAAGAACAGGAAACCCGCACAACGGGATCTTCCACAGGCGGCGACAACGCCATTTACCCATTTTGGAACTTAAAAGAAGGCGAGACTGCAACAGTCCGTTTCCTTCCAGATGGAGACGACTCCAATACATTTTTCTGGCAAGAACGTTTGATGATCAAACTTCCATTTGCTGGAATCAAAGGTGAGACAGACTCTCGCCCTGTACAGGTACAAGTACCATGTATGGAAATGTATGGTGAAACTTGTCCAGTACTTTCAGAAGTACGTGGATGGTTTAAAGACAAGAACTTAGAAGATATGGGACGTAAGTATTGGAAAAAACGTTCATATGTATTCCAAGGCTTTGTTACAGATAATCCTTTAAAAGAGGATTCAACTCCCAACAATCCAGTAAGACGTTTCATTATTGGTCCACAGATTTTTCAAATCATTAAAGGTGCTTTGATGGATCCGGACATGAACGAATTACCAACAGACTATACCGCTGGTGTAGACTTTAGGATCGCAAAAACTTCTAAAGGTGGTTATGCTGATTACTCAACTTCAAATTGGGCAAGAAAAGAACGTCCATTAGATGAAGCTCAGTATAAAGCTATTGAAGATCACGGCTTGTTTAATTTAGGTGATTACTTGCCTAAGAAACCAAGTGAAGTTGAAGTTGGTGTTATCAAGAAGATGTTTGAAGCATCTGTTGATGGCGAAGCATACGATATGGAACAGTTTGGTCAATACTTTAGACCAGCTGGCGTAAGTGCAAGAACAGGTGATCCTGTAAAAGCATCTACTCCAACTCCTGCTCCAGAGGCGGCTCCGGCACCACAGGCAGAAGCAGTAGCACAAACTACATCAACTGAGGCACCTGCGAAAGCAGAAGCACCAGCTGACAATAACAAAGCGGAAGACATTCTTGCAATGATCCGCAACCGTCAGAGCTAAATTAAATTATACAAGGGGTTGTCTGCACGGCAACCCCAAGTATATGGATTAAGGAGATATAATGGCTAACAAGGCATTTGACGTTTCTAAGTTTCGTAAAAACTTAACGAAATCGATTACAGGTATGAGTGCAGGATTTAATGATCCTACTGATTGGATTTCGACAGGTAACTATGCACTCAATTATCTTATTAGTGGCGACTTCCAAAAAGGTGTACCAATGGGTAAGGTGACTGTGTTTGCAGGAGAATCTGGTGCAGGTAAAAGTTATATCTGTGCAGGTAACATTGTAAAGGCGGCACAGGATCAAGGTATCTTTGTAGTATTGATTGACTCAGAGAATGCACTTGACGAAACTTGGTTACAAGCACTTGAAGTAGACACTAGTCCAGAAAAACTACTTAAACTAAACATGAGTATGATTGATGATGTTGCTAAAACTATTAGTACATTTATGTCAGACTACAGAGAAACACCAGAGGAAGACAGACCTAAAGTGTTATTTGTTATTGATAGTTTGGGTATGTTACTAACACCTACAGATGTAGATCAGTTTAACAAAGGTGATATGAAGGGTGATATGGGTAGAAAACCTAAGGCACTAACATCACTTGTAAGAAATACTGTTAACATGATTGGTTCACATAACGTAGGATTGGTTTGTACTAACCACACTTATGCATCGCAAGATATGTTTGATCCAGATGATAAAATATCAGGTGGACAAGGATTTATCTATGCAAGTTCTATTGTAGTAGCAATGAAGAAATTGAAACTAAAAGAGGACGAAGATGGTAAGAAAGTAACTGATGTACGTGGTATTAGAGCGGGTTGTAAAGTTATGAAAACTAGATATGCAAAACCGTTTGAAGGTGTACAAGTTAAGATCCCTTATGAAACAGGTATGAATCCATACAGTGGATTGGTTGACTTGTTTGAGAAAAAAGGATTGTTAACTCAACAGGGAAATAGACTTAAATACGTGGACAGCTCGGGCAAGGAACACTTGGAATATCGAAAAGACTGGTCTGGTGATAAATTAGACATAATTATGAGTGACTTCGATAAGTTATCCACAGAGTCAGAGACTGTCGAAGAGGATATTATTAACCCTGAGGAGTAAACAGTATGGACGGAACACAGATAGTAGAGACTTGGCAAGTATTTAAAGAGTATCTCGATAAGAAGCACTTAGAAACAGTAGCTGAAAAGTACGTTGATTTATGTGCAGACTTTGGTACAGAAGATGAAGCATTTAGAGATGCTTTAGGTTCAGATCACGATTTAGATAAAGCTATTGGATATTATTTGGAAGAAGATGTCGATTACGATGACGAAATTGATGAGGATTATTAATGGGTTGGTATTCTGATATTGCAAAAGATATTAACAATATCCCAAAGGCAATACAATATTTTGAAGATGAATTGATTGAAGCAAAGAGTCAAATTCGTATTAAAGGTAATGTAGAAAAGGCCGCGGCAGAAATGCCTGGTATTGTTGAGCAACGTTTTAATCAGTTGCAAGAACTAGAAGCAATTTTAGAATACCTAAACATCGAATTAAGACGTTTAAGAAGTTCTTTCTTTAAAAAATATTTAGAGAATTATGCAAGAGCATTGAGTAGTAGAGACGTAGAAAAATATGTCGACGGTGAAGCAGATGTAGTTGACTACGAAAAAATTATTAACGAATTCGCTCTTATGCGTAATAAATGGTTAGGCGTAACAAAGGCACTAGATCAAAAGCAGTGGCAACTTACTAACATAGTCAAGTTAAGGGTTGCAGGAATGGAAGACGCAAGTCTGTAGTTCCAGATTAATATAACAAGGAGAAATACACTTATGAAGATGAGTGAAACACAGCCAGGAATGGTTGCCAAACAGTACGGAGGCAATACCAGACCTGTCATAAATCATATGGAGAGAACCGACTTACCAGGTGCTCGACAAAAGATTCAAAAATGGGATATGATTCCAGATGAATGTTTTGTTCAGCGAATGGCTGGTGAGTTTGTAAAGCAGACTTCTAATGAACTTTTCAATAATAAGAAGATTGTCCTGTTTAGTTTACCAGGTGCATTTACACCTACTTGTTCAACAAAACAGTTACCAGCATATGAAGAAATGTATGATAGATTTAAGGCGGCGGGTGTTGACGAAGTGTATTGTGTATCAGTAAATGACGGTTTTGTAATGAATGCTTGGGCTAAAGACTTAGGTATTGAAAAAGTAAAACTGTTAGCAGACGGCAATGGAGATTTTACTGACTCTATGGGTATGTTATGTACCAAAAGAAACAAAGGCTTTGCAAATAGAAGCTGGCGTTATTCATTATATGCAGTAAACGGAATAGTTCAAGAAGCATTTGTTGAACCTGGATTTAATCACAAGGGTGAGGACGATGATCCTTATACTTGCACAGATCCAGAGACAATGATTCAATTCATCGAAGCAGAAGGTAGATAAAGTCTAAATACAACTATGAAAGTTGTATTAGTTACAGGTGGATTTGATCCACTGCACTCAGGACATATATCTTATTTCAAAGAAGCAAAAAAGCTCGGCGACAAATTAGTCGTCGGGCTTAATAGTGACGAATGGCTTACACGTAAAAAAGGTAAACCTTTTATGCCAATACAAGAACGTGTAGAAATAGTAAAAAACTTACAAATGGTTGACGATGTTCTAGTATGGGACGATGAAGATGATAGTGCCTCTGGAGCAATATTTAAACTTATGGCAACATCAGGATACAACTGCGATGTTATATTTGCTAACGGTGGAGATAGAACAAAAGACAACATACCTGAAATGAAACTTTGGTCTGACAAAGTAGAATTTGTTTTTGGTGTAGGTGGAAGTCATAAACAAAATTCAAGTAGTTGGATACTAGAAGAATATAAACATCCTAAGACACAACGTAACTGGGGTTGGTACAGAGTGCTAGATGAAAAGCCTGGTTATAAAGTTAAAGAACTTGTAATTAATCCTAACAGTAGTTTAAGTATGCAAAGACATTTTAAACGTTCTGAACATTGGTACGTACTAAAAGGTACGTGTAATATAATTACAGACGGTCCAGCAGGACGACAAGAAAGACAAATGGAAGCCAATAGTCCAGGTTATTCAATAGGTAAAGAAACTTGGCACAAAGGAGTAAATCCTTTAAATACTCCTTGCCACATATTAGAAGTACAATACGGAGAAGAATGTATTGAAGAAGATATAGAAAGAAAAGATGTCTGACATACAAGAAGAGCTACAACATTTAGATCCTTACATACTTGAACAAGTAGTAAAAGCAAAACCATATTCTATGACTAGTGGTACTAGACTAGCACACACATACACAACCATACAAGACTTAGATGCTAGAGGCATTACAGGAGACATAGTAGAGTGTGGAGTATGGAAGGGTGGACATATTATTATGTCATGGTTAGCAAATACAAATACAAAAAGAAACTTTTGGCTATACGATACATTTGAAGGTATGACAGAACCAACAATGGAAGATTATAAAATAAATCATGATGGCACTCTTGGTTATGCATATAGAAGTTCAAAAGCAAAAGAAGGATACAATAACTGGTGTCGTTCAGAATTAAGCGAAGTAGTAAATAATTTAGACAAATTTAAATTACCACAAAAACAAACTAAATTTATAAAAGGTGACTGTAATCAAACACTTAAAGATCCAAAAAACTTGCCAGATAATATTGCTTTTTTAAGATTAGATACAGACTGGTACGAGTCAACACTAACAGAAATATTACAACTGTGGCCTAAATTGCAGTTAGGCGGCATAATGGTTTTGGACGATTATCATTCTTGGCAAGGTTGTAATAAAGCCTTTAATGAAGTATTTGGTAACTCATTGAAGATACATACTATTGATAGAACTGCAATTTATGTGAAGAAAGAGAGACCATGATAGCTAATAAAGTATTTGTAGGTTATGATACAAGAGAAGATATTGCATATCAAGTTTGTGAACATAGTATATACCAACACAACAAAGATATAGAAGTTGTTCCTTTGAAACAACAAGAATTAAGAGATAATAAATTATATTGGAGGGGCGAAGATAAACTTGCAAGTACAGAGTTTACTTTTACACGTTTTCTTATTCCACATCTTATGAACTACGAAGGGTGGGCTTTGTTTTGTGATAGTGATATAGTATTTCTTGAAGATGTAGATAATCTATTTGCTTTAAGAGATGACAAGTATGCTGTCATGTGTGTACAACATGATTACACACCTAAGCCAGGAACAAAGATGGACGGGCAAGTACAAACACAGTATCCAAGAAAGAATTGGTCAAGTGTAGTATTATGGAACTGTGGACATCCTAGTAATCAAAAAATTACAGTAGACATGGTTAACAATCCCAACTACGACGGAAAGTTTTTTCATAGATTCAGTTGGTTAGATGATAGTGAAATAGGCTCATTACCAGTTGATTGGAACTTCTTGGTAGGTTGGTATACAGCAGATGGAACTATGGATCAAGAACAAAAAGAAGATGGTACACCACGTGCTTTACATTACACAGAAGGTGGACCTTGGTTTAAAAATTACAGAAATTGCGAATTCCATCAGACTTGGAAAGATGTTCTTTCTGATATGATGGAGAATAAGAATGAGTGATAGTTATGGCTCATGGGATCCTAGAGTACTTACACCAGAGATGAAAGAATTAATAGATAACATACTGTATGGAGTTGCTACACACGATAATAGACACGCCATTGAATCTATACAAAAAGTATTCGAAGATATCAAAAATCCTAAAGTAATATGTATTGACAGCGGAATTAAAAAAGTTGAAAAGAAAGTCAAAGGTTCGTTTGGCATAGTTGATTCGTTTGTTATGGGCATGGCATTAGGTAGTGGCGGAAAATATATTAGGGCTGATAACGTAGCAGACTATTGGGATAGTCCTGCTCCATTTCTTGTGCGTGGATTAGGTAAACAAAAAATTATTAAAGAATGTATTGCACGTGGCAAAGATTTTTATTTTATGGATACAGGTTACTTAGGTAACAATCCAAGTCCACGTAATCCAAACGGTAAAAAAACTTATCACAGAATTGTAAAAAATGCATTACAGAATCTTCATATGCCTGATAGAGATGAAAATCCAAATGCATATGGTGGAGAAAGATTTAAACAAATAGCACAGCCATTCAAAGATCCAGTACCAGGTAGAAAAGTTTTAATTGTACCACCTAGCGAAAAAGTAATGAAATACTTTGAAGAAAATTTAGATGAGTGGATACAGAATACAATATTAGAAATTAAAAAGCATACTTCAAGACCAATTGAAGTTCGTAAAAAGCCAAGCAGAGAAGATAGAGTATCTGTTAATACTATAGAACAAGCACTAGAAGATAATGTACATTGTGTAGTAACTTACAATAGTATTGCGGCGTTAGAGGCAATGGTACACGGTAAACCTGCTATAGTGTTGGGTCCTAATTGTGCCCAAGATATTGCAGAAACTTCATTATCCAGAATAGAGTTTGTTAAACATCCTGGAAGAAAAACATTAACGTACCTTTGCAGATATCTAAGTAACAATCAGTTTACATACGACGAGATGTTAAGTGGCTATGCATGGAGGACGTTAACGTGCGAGTAATAGGATACACAAAAGTTATACCACCCGGAAAGGCACTGAAACCTAGTAAGCCTAACCATAAACTAGACATCATTAAAAATTTTATTGAAGGTGTTAGAATGTGTGGTGACAACGGTTTAGTATATGACGGTTATGAAATGCTGGACTGTGATGTAGCTATGATGCAAGGATTTTTACACGATAAAAGTTCTCATGTTCCACATATAAACTTACGTAGAAACATTACAATGAACACACGTAATAAAGCATTTATAACTGCTGACAGTAATCTTTTTTTATATAAAGCAAGACAAAATGAACCTTATCATTATTTAAGATATAGCATCAACGGAGTGTTTGGTAACACAGGTGAGTATTGCAATGATACTCCTACAGATTTACAATGGAATAAAATTAAAAGAGATTTAGGAGTAGAACTAAAGCCTTGGAGCATAAATGAAAGAGAGTTTGTGCTATTATGTTTACAACGTAATGGTGGTTGGAGCATGAAAGGTAAAGACGTTGTTGTTTGGGCTAATCATAAAATTGCAGAAATAAGAAGGCATACAACAAGACCTATCATAGTAAGACCTCACCCTGGAGATAAAAAAGCACCAGAGTATTGTAAACTGATAAATGGTGAAAATGTTAGAATAAGTTTTGAGCCAATGATAGAACACGACTTGGCTAAAAGTTGTGTAACAATAGGTTATAACAGTAGTCCGTTAGTAGCAAGTGTTATAGAAGGAGTTCCTATTATTTGTGAAGACCCTGCATCAAGTCAGGTTGGAGAAGTTTGTCATACAGACCTATCACAATTATCTGCATTGAAACCAATTGATAGAGAAAGCTGGATAAGAAAGATAGCACAATGCCATTGGAGTTTTGCAGATTTGCGTAGCGGAGAATGTTGGCAACATATGAAAAGGTATTTAAAGATATGAGAATAACAGTAGTTACTACATTCCATCAGCCCGGATTAGAACAATACGGACAAAGATTTATAGATTCATTTAGTAAAAATGTTGATCCAAGAATTAGAATGGTAGTATATGCAGAAAAATGTAATCCTATTATACCTGCTAATGATAAAAGAATTGAAGTAAGAAATGCTGAAGAAACACTTCCTGACCTACAACAATTTAAAAGAATATGGAAAGATGTACCTAAAGCAAATGGTAAATGTCCTTGGCCAGAACGTAGACCAAGAGATAATCACAAAGAATTTAAATGGGATGCCGTTCGGTTTGCTAACAAAGTATATGCAGTATTTGAAATGGCAAGAGATACAGAAACAGATATTTTAGTATGGATGGACGCAGATACAGTTGTACATAGTCCTATAACATACGGAGAGTTTAGACTGCTAGTACCTGCAACACAATGGTTACACTACTTAGGTAGAAATAAAAAATGGCCTGAGTGTGGTTGGTATGGTCTAACGTTACGCACCGAAGGAGCCAATGCTTTTTTAAAAGAGTTTCAACGTGTATATGATGAACCTGAAAGCAACGGAATTTTTAATATGGAGGAATGGCACGATAGTTACGTGTTCTGGGAAGTATTAAAAAAGATAAAACCTACTTATGGAAATATAAAAGACTTTAGCGGACATATAATAAATGGAGAAGGGCATCCACTTATTAACTGTGAGCTTGGTAAATACTTTGACCATTTGAAGGGAGTTCGCAAATCGGAAGGACGTAGTAGAAAAAGAGATTTACTACAACCTCGTAACGAGACATATTGGAATGAAGTTTAGTTTATTTAGGGAGCATGGTGCACAAAATAGTAAACCAGTATTTGATGCCTTTGCTGATAGTCTTCGCAGTAATGGTCATGTGGTCGTTGATAATTCTTACGACTGCGACGTTGGTGTTATTTGGAGCGTTCTGTGGAATGGTAGAATGGCTCCTAACAAAAAGATCTGGGAAGACTTCCACAACCTAAATAAAAAGGTTATCGTATTAGAAGTAGGAGGCCTCGTTCGAGGCAAAACATGGAAGGTAGCTATAGATGGGATCAATAGAGACGCTAATTTTGGTAATGGTGGCAACGATAGTACTCGTGCTAATCAACTCGGACTAAAATTAAAACCTTGGTCATTAGGCGGAGATAGAATTATTATTTGCGGCCAACATGACAAAAGTAATCAATGGAAAGATATGCCAACCATGTCTACTTGGTTACTTGACACAATAAGACAAATAAGAGAACGTACAGATATGCCTATAGTATGGAGACCGCACCCTAGATGTCCCGT